GTATGGAAAAATCCTGCTTTAACATTTGCACGTGTGCGGATGTAAGGCTCAGCAACTGTATCTGTTAAGTTTACTGCTTTCAATGCTTTAGCATCACCTTCAGCATCAAACGCATAAATCAAATCGTCTTTTAAAGAAGCTACGATTGTGTTATCAGGCATGCCCTCACAAACGATTACTTTAATTCCTAAGTAAGTCATTTGCAATGGAGCAGAAACATACGTTAAAGTGTTACCTGAAGCAGCAGCAAGCTCGTAAGCAGCAGCTACGTTAGAAGAAACTCGGATTCTTAAGTCAGCTTTTTTGAATCGAACTGAAGCGGGAAGGCTATTAACTACTGTGTTAAATGTAGCAAGAACGTTTGATGAGTTAACCGCACCGCCGTTATGGTAAGCCAAGTTAGCTTCATCTGCACAAAGTTTTTTCAAGTGACCATCACACAAAGCCAAAAGCGTGTTTTCGCTTTCTGTGTCACCTTGCCATCTAATCAATTCAATATCTTCTTCGATTTGTTTAGCCATGATGCTCCAATAGTAGTTCATGAAAGAAGCAACTGAAAAGTCACCGTTAGAGCCCTGAGTCATTTGTAAAGCAACAAATGATTGCTCTAAGTCAAACTGACAAATTTGCGCCATTGCCGAGAATGGACAAACTTCGATATCAATAGCGTCAAGCGTATCAGTTGGAGCGCTAAAGTTACAAGTTGAAGCTTGTAAAATAGAACCAAAAGCTACGTTTGCAATGCGAGCACGGCTCTTAATTGAAGGCAAAGCTCTGTAAGTGTCAGCAACGTCTGCTGTTAAATAAGCTCTTGAATAGAACTCGTTAGGGTTAGGACAAAGCAAAGCATTTGTTTCAATGTCCAAGTCAAATTTTAATTTTCTTTCCATTTGTGTTTGTATTTGTTTTTAGTTATTACTTAATTTATTTAATGCGCTGAACTTTTCAGCAATACTCATTTTAACTTCAGACTTTAATTCGATTTCGTCTTCAGTTCTTTCTGCTAACATCTCTTCCATTTGAGATTTTAAGTCAGCGATAATTTTTAATAGGTTGTTAACTTGCTCTTCTAATACAGGAGCAACGATAGCCAAAACAGCTTCTGCATCCGTAGCAACGTCAACAGCCATTTTTTCTTCTTTAACCTCTTCTTCTTTTGCAAGTTCTTCAGGTTCTGGTTGCTCGTCGATAGGCTCAGTTTCTGTTGTTACTTCCTCTTCAACAACAGTATCCTCCATTGCAACCTCTTCTTTTGGAGCGTCTTTAATCTCGATAATCTCACCGCCTTTTACGACATAGATTTTACCTTCGATTAGATGCTCGCCATCAGGTAATTTGTTCATATTATTTTGTTTTATTTGATTACTTAACTTCATACCCAAAAAGCCCTCGATAGAAAAACCAACTTGTTCGTTTTTTACTAACTCGTTATAATATTCTTTGTCAGTAATTTGAGCAGTTAACATTAACGTTCCTTTTGGGACTTCAATTCCAAACGTTGTAAATGCTTTGTCGTATTCAGGATTGTCTACAATCCAACTTTCAAGAATAAAAGCGGGAACCATTTGCGCCTGGTCATGTTCCAAGTTGAAAATGTCGCGGTTCTTTAAATCCTGCATGAACTTAACATGAATTTGTTCAATCGTTTCTTTGCTAAATTGAACGTAATACTCACCGCTTTCATCATCACGTCTATAAATCTCCATTGGAATCATTGCAGGAGCTGTTATGCGATATTTTACGTCATCAGCAAACAACAATTCACGGGATTGATTGAACGCCATTCCTTTGACTTTAATAGCAGGATTCGAAGTAAAAGCGATTTGCTCAATACCTAAGTCTTCGCCATCCGAATACTCGGGTTCAATCGTTATTTTGTAGATTGGTAAATCCTTTGTCATTACCCTATATTAAATTATTTCTATATTTGTTCAAAAAATATAAATATGATTGAAGTATTTGGGCGTAACATTGCCAACAAAATGAACGAAATAACTATCGATGAATTTGAAAAAATTTCTGCAATTCATAACAACAAAGAACTTGACAATATAGAAAAACAAATTAAGGTTTTTGAAATTGTAGGAGTCGAAGAGGACGAATGGGACGACTTTAAATACTTTGTTGAAAAGACAAAAGAATTTAATACAGATAATTACGATAAAAAAGATCCAATTAGCGAAATAGAAATTGACGGATTTACTTACAAAGCTGAATTTAAGCTATCTGTTAAGGATACTAAACTAATCGAAAAAATGATTGTCAAAGAAAACAAACATAGCGTGTCCGATATTATGGCTTTGATGTTTAAAAGAACCGATTTGAGTAACGCTGAACATTACGATTCAGCACATTTGAAGCACAAAGCAAAGTTATTTAGAACGCAACCCGCAGAAATTGCAATACCTTACATTACATTTGTAACAGAAACTATATCAAACCATGCTGAAAAACAAGCTTCCGAAAGCGTGGAATCAAATAACGATTGAATCCTTTATTGAACTGCGCACTTTATCACAGGATGAAGGCGTTTTCAATTATCAAATAGACGTTCTTTGCACGCTTTTAGATTGCTATCCAGAAGATTTGGACCATTTAGCAATTGAAGAACTTGACGAACTATTAATAGAGGTTAAATTTATTCGCGATGAACCGCCAAAAAACTACAATAAAAAGATAGGTAATTTTACATTAAAGCCTTTTAATAAAATAACGCTTGGCGAATTTATAAGTTTAGAAGCATATTTCTCAGATAACTACATTGAAAAGCTTTTAAATATTATCGCAATACTTTACAGGCGCGTTCGTGTTAATGAGTGGGGCGATGAAATTTTAGAGCCTTATAATTTCAATTCAAACGACCGTTTAGATTGGTTTTTAGATTTTCCAATTACTGAAGTTTACGGATTACTTCCAGAATACATAAAATTTAGGGACGGCATAATTGAACAATATAAAAACCTAATGACCGAAAGTTATGAAGATGACTTCGAAATCGATTCTAATATGGATGCCGAAGATTTAAAAACCGTCGAAGAGGAAAAGAAACAAAAAAAGTGGGCGTGGGAATCTTTAATATGGCACCTTTGCAATGAAGATTTAACAAAGTTTAACGCCGTTTGTGAATTGCCTTTGATTTTGGTATTTAATTTTTTAGGAATGAAAAAAGAATTGAATGTTTAATATTCCAACGCCGCCCAAAACTCACCAAATAACGGATTGAAATCATAAATAACACGTTGCTTTTTACGTAACATTCCAGCAACTTGGACAAGTGGATATTTACCGCTTAACCATTCAATGTATTGCGCATACATTTCCGATATGATACCGTCCATTTCAAGACGTTTGTTAAACTGTTTTACTAAATGATACGGTTCGATGCTTATAGTTCCGTTATTCAAGAAACCAAAGTAATAAGCTGCCAGGATTTCAATTCTTAAATTGCCATCCGTAGTAAATTTAGCATTGATACGTATTGATTCGTAAAGCGTTCCTGTATCTATTAACGCATCCTCTTTAATAACTCGTTTTAATACCTGCGCAGCTTTATTACGTATTTTGTATTTAAGTTTAAATTCTTTATCAGGCATATTCTATATTAATATTAATCTTCGTTTTGTTCAGGAACTTGGCAGTCGGTGTAATTGTTTATTGAACATGTAACAGTCATTACCCACCCCGCAGCGTAATCCAAAAGATCGTTATTTAAAGGTGTCATTGAAGGTTGCCCCACAATATCAAAACTAAAATCATTTGAATTTAAAAACCAATTATAAAGATCGTTTAATATTAAATGACAGTCGCTCAAAATTACATTTATATTTGCTCGGTCTTTTTGGATAATATCAAAGCAATAGATTTCTAAATTAATTTCGGTAGTGAAACCCATTTCACTTGGCACCGCATCCACTGGACAAATATAAACCAAAGGATATTTTTCGTCTTTAGTTGCAAAGTTTTCCAGCTGCTCCCGAAAGTCTGAACCAACTTTTTTAACTTGCAAATGATTATCGTAAAAAGTAATAATCTTATTTATTAAACTTTGATAGCTTATCATAGTGTCGCGCTTTGATTTATTTTACTTACTTTATTTTGCGTGTTCGTTATTTCGGTTTCACTTACCACCGCTTTAACAGTTATTTCTGTCGGTTGCGTTTGTCCATCTGGCCCAACATTATTCATGTTGTTACCACCTCCAAATAAATTAAATGCAGGTG